CTATCCGATGAATTTCCTGTGCGAGTTTTTTACGTTCGCTTGATTTACCATTGCGTATGTCATGGTCGTATCTATCTTCACATGACCAAGTAATCGCTGTACTTGCTCTATAGGCATTCCTTTATCAATGGCCCGCGTGGCAAGCGTCCTACGGAACTTGTGTGGGTGTACCTTCTTCAAATCCGCCCGCTTACCGATTTCCCGCAGCCGCGTTTCCACGCCACCGGTGAGAAACCGTTCTCGCGGCAGAGTTAGCGAAACAAAGAGCGCGGGGTTGTCATCGTCGCGGTTGTCGAGGTAGTTCTGCAGATGAATTTTAGTTCGGGCGTCGAAGTAAACCAACCGCTCCTTGTTTCCCTTGCCGAACACCACGCATTCCCGCTCTTGAAAGTTGATGTCCTCGCGGTTCAAGCCGACCAGCTCGCCGACACGCATTCCCGTTGAAGCGAGCAGGTCAATCATCGCTAAGTCGCGGACTTCCTCGCAGGCGTCGCGGAGCAACTCCAAGCCCTCATCGGAGAACGTGTCCTTGATGGTCTTATCCGCCTTTATCTTGTGGATTCGGCGGACAGGGCTTTTGAAGATGTAGTCCTCATCCTCCAGCCAACCGAAGAAGCTGCTGAAAATGCGCCGCATATTGTCTATCGTGACCTTACTCGAACCGCGTTCTTTTTGGTAGTAGGCAAGGTAGACTCGCAGGTCGTCCGTGCTGATTTCCCGCACAGGCTTTTTAACGCTATCGATCATCTGTCGGATAGTCGAGTCGTAGTATTTCAGCGACTTCTCCGAGCAACCTTCCACTCTTTTTGCGGCTATAAACACTTCAAGCAGTCCTCCGTTCTCGGCGGTTTCTTGTGGATCAGCGGCTTGCCGCCCCGTAACTTCCACATTGTGGAGGTGGTAGGTCAGTACCCGCTGTAACTTCTCCTGTTGCGCAGGACTAAGCACCGACGCCATGCTTGCCTGTATCCCTGCAATCAGCTTATCTTTCATATATTCCTCCAATCTTTCGGTTAAATGGGTTCTAACGGTGGCAGGAGGAACGGTTAAACAATCATTTAGTGTCGCCAGAGTCGGCAATTTTTAGCTCGCCTGACATTAGCTTTGGAAGTAGACTATTGCGCAAAGACGATAGACGAAAAGACTCTTTAACGTTATTGAGGAGGGCTTCATAAATGGGTTTAACATTATTCTCAAACTCGTTCACCACATCAATGGGTGGAACAGCGACCATTTCGCTTTCAAAGTCTCTTGTAACTATGGCATCGAATACCGCCCCACTTGCCTTATGCTTCAGACGTTCAACCGTCTCTAAGGCTAGGTGGTATGCAAAATGCTGACCATAGCCGCTATTTCCTACAAGTGCATAGCAAGACTGGTTCATTGCCATAGGGACACCTGCAATAGCGAGTTTGCCGACAGTGCCCCTAGCTGTAACAAAGACCGTATTCACTGGATAAAGCCGACTATTACAGTTGCTAAGTCCCGCTTCAGTCAATGTCTTTTCAGTATTCAAAATATAAAGACTTTGAGTGTCTTTAGGCGTAAAGAATGGTATCGAACCGTCCCAATATTCGGTCTTTGTTGTCTTTGGAGTACCACCGCCCAAGACTTGTACTACTTCTGTGAACGGTTTTGTCGGTTCGTAGCCTATGAAAGACGATTTGAAAATGGTATGCGCTAGTTGCTCTAAATGATTGTTTATCGCACGGTTTTCGGCTATCCGAGCATCCAGAGCAGACAGCGTGTCGGCGATTCCAATTTGAACTTCTAGCGGTAAGTCGGGGACTTCATACCGCATAATAGCGCCTTTGTCCCCGCGTGGCATCTTCGTTCCCTTTGCCGTCGCCGTGGCGTAGTTAAAGAAGTTGTCGTCCGAGAGCAGGTAGTAGAGAAACCCCGGAATGCAGCAATCCTTCGCTCTCAGCACCAGCACGTCGTTAGAACAGCCTCCGTCACGGTCGGCGTACCAGATTTTCTTGAAGTACGGACGGATGTTGGAAACCAACACGTCATCCAGTCGGTAGGCCTGTGTCTGATAAACGGTCGGCAGTCCAGACGAGCGGGTAATGCCCTCCTTATTCGGAAGCATATTCTCCGTGGAAATGTAGGTATCCAAATCCAAGTCGGCAACGGCAACTCGTCCGTCTGCGAAAGCACAAAGGTCGGAAAGTTTAGATGACATACCCAATCACCCCCAATCTTTTTCTGATTTCGTTCTCCAACTCGTGGGAACGCTTGAACATCTCGGAGAGTTCGTCCGTCAGCCGTGCCATCTTCTCCTCGAACGGCTCGCCGTCGTCCTCCTGCTCTTCGATACCAACGTAGCGTCCGGGTGTGAGGATGTAATCTTGCTTGGCTATTTCGGCGTTGCTGACGGCAGCGCAGTAACCCTTCACGTCCTCAAGCGTTCCGGCATCGAAGCATTTGAAGGTGGCGGCAATCTTGGCGATGTCCTCGGTGGTCGTCTCGCGCAGGCGGCGGTTAACCATCGTCCCCATCTTGCGAGCGTCGATGAAGAGTGTCTTACCCTTCTGCGTCTTGTCGCGGTTAATAAACCATAGAGACACGGGAATCTGCGTGGTATAGAATAACTGCGTGGGCATGGCGATGATGCCCTCCACGAGGTCGTCCTCCACAATTTTCTTGCGAATCTCGCCCTCGCCGCCGCTCTGGGAGGACAGTGAGCCGTTGGCAAGCACCATGCCGATTTTGCCGTTCGGTGAGAGGTGCGAAATCATATGTTGAAGCCACGCAAAGTTGGCGTTGCCGGACGGTGGCAAGCCGTACTTCCAGCGTGGGTCGTCGTTTAGGCTGCCGTCGTTCCAGTCCGAAAGGTTGAATGGTGGATTGGCGAGGATGAAGTCTGCTTTCAACGTCTTGTGCAGGTCGTTGTAGAACGTATCTGCGTTATAAGCGCCGAGGTCGGCTTCAATTCCGCGAATGGCGAGGTTCATCAAAGCCATCTTGCGGGTGGTCGGGTTTGCATCCTGGCCGAAGACGGATAGGTTATTAATGTTGCCAGCGTGGTGCCCCACGAAGTCCACAGACTGTACGAACATCCCGCCGGAACCGCAGCACGGGTCGTATACACGGCCTTTAAACGGTTGAAGTACCCCAACAAGTGTTTTAACCACACAAGATGGGGTATAGAATTCACCTGCTCGCTTACCTTCCTGCTCAGCGAACCTGGCAAGGCAGTATTCATACGCACGGCCAAGTATGTCTTTACTATCACCATGTTCTATCATCTGAATATTGGTAAAAAGATCAACCACGTTCCCCAGGCGACGCTTGTCCAGTTCATCACGGGCAAAGTTTTTCGGCAAGATGTCCTTCAACCTCTTGTTCTCTTTTTCAATGGCACGCATGGCATTATCTATGACCGTACCAATTTCTTCTTTGTGAGCAGCTTCGGAAATGACGCTCCATCGTGCTGTTGGTGGCACAAAAAAAATGTTCACCTCGGTATAAGCGTCTTTATCTTCCACATCATCGTGATCCGTGAGCAGTTCATGGTAGCGAGCTTCAAACTTATCCGAAATATACTTCAAAAAGATGAGTCCCAATACGACGTGTTTATATTCAGCTGCGTCCATATTTCCGCGTAGAATATCGGCGGCCGCCCAGATCTGCTTCTCAAAACCGATTTCAGCTGTATTACTCTCATTGTTAATAGCCATCTATCTTTTTTCCTTCTTATCTTCATTGGATAGTTCCATGATATCGTTCAGATTACAGTCAAGGGCTTCGCAAATCTTAACAAGGATTTCGGTTGTGATATTCCCTCCCTTTCCTAGCTTCGCGATAGTTGCAGTGCTGATACCAGTCGCACTCTTGAGATCTCGTCGGTTCATTTTTTTATCAATAAGCAATTTCCATAGTTTGTTATAGCTGATGACCATAAAAAACCTCCTTAAGCATCGAGCATGTTCCATGCTCGGCCAAATAATTGACTCCCAGAGTCAGACAGCCTAAGGACAGCTGTCTGGTTGAGAATGGCACTTGTTCGTTTAGAATATGAGTCATCTTTATCCAATGCGATAAAAATCTGCTTGTGGCTTTTTAAATACAATTCCATGATTTTTTCAATTGGAGCATCACCGATATTTTTAAGTATTACAGAGTCATGGGCAATTGCTGGAAGTGGCGTCATATAAAGAACGCTAAGGTCAAAAACTATCATGCTTTTACACGACGTCCCAGTCCCGGTGTCATCCGGCGTTTCGAAGCTGTACTGACTGGTGCTCTGCAAATTTAGGATTGGCGGTTTACGCGTCCCATCATAGATGAAGCCGTTAAGATGAGCCATCTGAATATTGATATCGTTTTGCAATTCTCTAAGCTCCTGTTCCTCCACAACCTCAAGTTCCTTAACTATATCTCTCTTCATTTCTTTAATTTCATTAAGTTTTTCATATGAATCATTTTGTTTTTTTAAAAATGCAATATGAATATTGAGTGAGGAGTATTTATCCAAAAACGCTTTGGACAGCTTAATCGGGAGGCCCAAAGCTCGTTGCCGTTTCTCCATCGATTCGATTTCCTGTGTAGCTCCTTCGATGAGCGTCTGTAAATTAGCTCTCTCTTCTTCAAATTCACTGATAAGGATGTTCTGTAGCTGGTGATGAAAATTCTCAATTCTATGGATATGCTCAATATTCGCATCGGGGAAAAAATCTCTCAGCGAATCGATATCATCCTCATTGAGTCCCGATTGCTTTTGGAGGTTTGACTCCACTATGCGAAGCTGTGATAAAAGACGACTACGCTGTCTTCTGGCAAAAGCAAGCTGAGCCTTAATCGCTGACGCCGTGTCTGCCTGCTCCAGATCTGCTTTGGACAATAACTCATCCTGCTTTTCGAGCAATTCGCTAAGTTCAGACTCAAGGATTTCAATCTGTTTCTGCGTTTTTTTATATTGAGATTTATTCTTGGCAGCTGGAATGTATTCAAATTCAATTGCTCCGGCCAACGCTTTTCGGTCGTCTTCAGTATTTTTCCTGCGTAAAAGCAGTTCATCGAATTTATCATACCGGCCAAAAAGTTTTAGAAGCGCAGTTATTGCATTGGCACCACTCTCTGCCGCAACACTGTTAAGTGGTTTCGTTTCATTTAAATTGTCGCGCCCATAAATTCTAAGATAGCGGCCGATAATATTCCTAAAAGTAATACCATTTCGTGCAATCTGATATTTCTCAAATAGTAATTGATTGTATTTATCTAAGGCAAGAACGTTTTGAATTGTGTAATCTTCATCACAGCAATTAACCTCTCCAGGAGTCTGAGTGGTGCGTGAGAAATAAAACCTTTTGCTCTCAAACTCAAACCCAAAACAAATTGTGTGATCATGTATATGGCGAGCGGCATCTGATTTGACATAGTCATCACCACCGAACGCAAAATCTACTATTAGCAAGAATGTAGTCTTTCCGATAGAGTTGCTTGCATTAATATCTCCGAGGATAGTATTAAGCCCTGAACGAAATTTCACTTTCGGGCGTATCTTTCCATTATCCATGAATTTATCGCACCAAATTTCAACCAACATAAAGCAGATTCTCCTTATTATCATCAAACCGGATTCTACCAAGGGCATAAAGACAATCAAGCGCCTCGATATAAGCTCCGATGCTTTCCCAATAACCCCGTGTCAATTCATATAACTGTCGTACGGGCAAGGGTGAGTCAGACAGTATTCGCAGTAGCATGGGAAACTGGGCGATTATACTCTCGTCATATGAGAAAATCTTACTTGGCAATCGCATCAAACACCTCACAACTCTGTACAAAATATGATATGACGGCCTCACAGCTGGCTTGATCCTCGTGAGTCAAATCCTTTAGCCATCTTACCAAAGCATCAAAGATCTCCGGCTGGGAACGTCCATTATCATTTTCACCGACATAACAATTTCTGATTTGAGCAGCTACCTTATCAAACCTTAGCTTACCTTCAATACTCAACTCTTGAAACACACTATGAGTAAACTCAAAATACATGGAGACGTTCCTAAGAACCTTCCGACGAAGTGCTTTATTGCCTTCTATGATTTTATTGATCACCATTTGCGGAGTATATGTGAGCTCCTTAAGTGCATCGTCACTTGCGTCAGCAATCCGTTCTAGCACGAGTCGGATTCCCAATTCGATCTTGACATCTGCTGCCACCTCGCGGGAAGACGACTCTCTTGCAATTTCCTTCTTAATCGCCTGCATCCTTTGAATTTCTTTAAGTCCTGGGGATTGGCAATAATAATCACTACACTTTGGACATAAGGCAATCAAATTGTTTGGATTCGCAGGTGAGCCTTCAGGGTCAACTACAGTCGGAACATATCTTGGTTCTGCCTTACCACTTTTCTTGAAGTACAGTGGCTCGGCACACCCGTCGTTTGGACAATAGAAACTAGCTTCGATTAAAAGTTGAAAACCGTACTTATCGTATAAATCTGTATTTACCCTAGTGGCGGCAGTATTAGTCTCTGCAGTTGCATCACCTTTCACTGCATCAAGGAGTACCTGTACAAAAGTTTCAGTACATACTTCGTGAAAGTTGAACTTATTTGCTACAATTCCTTTCATTGCTAAAGCAACTACAATACTTTCAGCGGCGCTTTCACTAAAGCCAGATATAAAGTCCTCGAATTTTTGCTTATCTATGTGCCCGTTTATATAAGAGACATCTGCTGGTTTGATTTGTTTACTGCCATTATAAACGCGCCCAGCATAATCACGAGAATAACTCAATACCGCACAGTCATCTTCAGCATCATCTTCAATGATACTCTCAATCAATCTGATAACGAAATTATAGCGAGTCTCGCCGGCTCCGCATATGGGATAAAGCATTTTTGCAAATTCATAAAACTTCAAAACTCCAATCCCTCCTTAAAGCAATGGGTTTCCACAGCCAGTCCGATGTAGACCGTTCAAGACCGTAGTAGACCGTCGTTATGGATGCCCCTTTGGTTAAATAGTAAGTGTAAGTGTGATTTAAAGGTTTTTAAATACCACAGCAAGAGGAGAGGGAGCATGTCAGTATCCTATCATAGATTTTCGCAAACCTCGAGCAAAACTTTACAACAGTAAAATAATGGAGGTTAACAACTGAAAGAAGATCCCTAAGTCCGATCAAAAACGTTGAAATGAAGTTGAAGCATTCAGAGAAGCAGATGCTCTCTGAACTGGACGCCGCATAGCGGCTTATTAAAAAACTCGAAAACAGGCAGCGCACCTGTAGCCGAGGACATGATCGATGGATTGCTCTCTCTAAAAGAAGAGCAAGAATCGACAGTCCTTTGAGCATAGGTGCGTTTTTCTGTAAACGCAAAAGGTCTGTCTTTCCACCGGTTCATTGTCCTCGGCTTGGCGCAAGCCATCAAGGACAAAAAATGACAAAGAAAGACAACCCAGAATTCTTCTATTGCATCGACGGAAAACCGTACCGCCTTACCCCAGGTAAGGACGGCATCACCGAGGAGATCATCACCGTGCTCCGCGATTCATACCATGCCGAGAAACTGAACGATCGGTATGAGGATGAACTGCAAGATGCAAAGTTCAAATTCTCAAAGACTCTTCACGATACCAATCCGGTAGCTCATCCTACCGACCCTATTGAGCACCTTGTGGATATTTCCCAAGCCCCAGAGGAGGTTCTCTTCCAGGAGGAGTTATCCCCCTCGATCAGGGATCAGGTACACACGATCATCCCACAGCTGATCCCCGCCCAACAGGAGCTTTTCTGGAAGCTCTGTGAAGGCCGACAACTCGTCGATATCGCCCGGGAGGAAGGGACCACGGACAATGCGATCCGTAGCCGCCGCAGAAAGATGTTCGATCGCATCAGGGCTCTCTATGCCGAGGAGTTTGGGGATGCATAATCCCCGTTTTCTCCTTGGGGTACGGATTTCAGGTATTAGGCAGAGGATGTACACACGGGGTGATGCCACACCGAAACAGCCTCCGGGGAAACAACACCCCGTACAGCGATGGAGAAACACAATGAAACTTCAACACAGGGTCCAGATCAATGTGGCCCAAGGCGGGGAAGGAACCCAGGGAGTGCTGGGTAGTCGTGGACGAAAGTTACCCGCAAGGCTGCTGCGATTTCTGTTCGGCCAGTACAGCGAAGTGCTCGTACTTACACCGGGCAAAACGGTCAGGAGCGTCGAAATACATGAGATGCAAGAAGGAGTGAATGAAAATGGAAGATAAAGCCCAGTTGTTGCTTGATGGAGCCAAGGGATTCAGATCTCTTGCGGAGGCGCTCGAATTAGCCGCCGAAGTGCTTCGCACACAAGACCTGAAGAACCTGCTCGGACAGAAGGAGATCCAACCAGACCTTTTTGAAGCACAGGACTCCCAAGCGTTTCAAGAGCCCCCAAAGGATGAGAAGCCTTTGTCTCTGATCGATGTGCGCAAGATACTCGCAGAGAAGTCACGTGATGGTTACACGGACCAAGTGCGGCTGCTCCTGCAAAAGTATGGAGCTGACAAGCTCTCAGCGATCGATCCCTCCCATTTCAGAAATCTTGCCGATGAGGCCCTTTGTTTGGGAGCGACATTGGAAGATTTGAAGGCTGCCGTCAACGCAATCACCTCGAAGGACAAGGCCGATCAGCTGCCAGCCATCTTCGAACACCACTACGCCACCAGCCTTGAGGATCTGAAACCGGAATATTACCCGGGTTTCCTCAGGGATTTCAGGAGGCTTGCCGATGAGTAGGCATGCCCTTCTTTCTCCCTCATCGGCCTCGCGATGGACAATGTGTCCGCCATCAGCACGCCTATGCGAACACATCGAGGAGAAATCAAGTGTGTTCGCCGAGGAAGGAACCGAAGCCCATACCCTATGCGAGTACAAGGTCAAACTTGCCCTGGGAATCAAGATGGAGGACCCGAGACCCACCCTGCACTACCACAATGAGGAAATGGAAAGCTGTACCGATGAATATGCCGCATTCGTCCTCGAGGCATTGCAGCTTGAGAAGGATGCTCAAAAAGATCCGTTGATACTCCTTGAACAACGCCTGGATATCAGCACGTATGTACCTGAATGTTCTGGGACCGGAGACTGCATCATCATCGCCGACAGGAACCTGCACATCATCGACTTCAAGTACGGACAGGGGGTCGAAGTCTCTGCAGACCACAATACCCAGATGATGCTCTACTCCCTCGGAGCTCTTGATATGTTCGGCTCGCTGTATGAGGTGGAAGAGGTATCGATGACCGTATTCCAACCCCGCCTTGCAAACGTGAGCACGTTCACCATGACTGCCGATGACCTAACCAACTGGGCTGAATCCTATCTCAAACCAAGGGCTGAATTGGCATTCCGGGGCAAGGGTGAATTCTGCTCAGGTTCCCATTGCCGCTTCTGCAAGGTGAAAGCCAGCTGCCGTAAGCGTGCCGAGGCAAACCTGGATCTCGCTCGCTATGAGTTTGCCGAGCCTGTACTTCTGGGAGATGACGAGATTGCAGAGATCCTGAGGCAGGCTGACGAGTTGGCTTCCTGGGTAAGCGATATCAAGGGGTACGCTCTTTCGGTATTGGGTAGAGGAGGAAAACTGGAGGGATTCAAGCTGGTCGAGGGTCGCTCGGTACGCAAGTACACCGATGATCAGGCCGTCGCCGAGGCAGTCAACTCTTCTGGATTCGATCCCTACGAACACAAGGTACTGGGAATCACAGCGATGACCGAGTTGCTGGGAAGAACACGATTCAATGAGATCTTGGGCCCATTCATCTACAAGCCCAAAGGCAAACCGACGCTCGTACCGGAAAGCGATAAAAGACCGGCTATCACAATCAACGACTTTGACGACATGGAGGAGAAGTAATGTCAACAATCGCAAATCCAATGAAGGTAATCACCGGAAAGAACACCAGATGGTCCTACGCAAACGTGTGGGAGCCCAAGTCCATCAATGGCGGGACACCAAAGTATTCGGTCTCCCTGATCATCCCCAAAAGTGACAAGGCCACGGTGCAGAAAATCAAGGCTGCCATCGAGGCTGCCTACAAGGAAGGAGAGGCTAAGCTCAAGGGCAATGGAAGGACAGCCCCGTCCCTTGCATCACTGAAAACCCCCTTGCGCGATGGTGATATCGACCGTCCGGATGATCTAGCCTACGAGAACGCATTTTTCATCAATGCCAACAGCGCCACTGCCCCGGGCATCGTGGATGCCCAGTGCAACCCGATCCTGAACCGCAGTGACGTGTACTCGGGTGTGTATGGCAGGGCCTCGATCACCTTCTATGCATTCAACTCCAACGGCAACCGCGGCATCGCATGCGGGCTTCAGAACCTGCAGCTGATTAAAGAGGGAGAGCCCCTGGGCGGTAAGGCGAGTGCCGAGAGCGACTTCGCCACTGACGATGAGGATGATTTTCTCGCCTAAATAAACCATATTGACGATGAAATCCCTTACCTATCTGGACTGCAACCGAAAAGTTGCAGTCTTTTCTTTGTCAGAATACAAATTGCAAGAAACTTGATGGAAACCAGCAAGAAATTGGAGTAGCATGGAATTTGACTATAGGAGGACTCAATGAAGAAAATTCCTGTTTTATTATTAGCTTTCATAATTTTACTGCTGCTTACAACTGGCTGTACAACATTCACCGACTCGGTTCCCTCAAACAATCCAAAAGCATTCATGGAAACAGCCGGCATCCTGCCGAGCGCAGGCCAGTCTGCTTGGCTCAAGAGATATTATGTTGATGAATTCGGCAGCCCGACTGATATTCCCTATGCAACACTCAAAAATGTGAAAGCATCGGGTACATTCAGCAACAGTGCCACGAACAACTCAAGGATGTATGCAAAATTCATCGTAGACGCAAATAGATTGAACCTGGAGCTGTTTGAGTATGAGAGTGAATTCCCTGTTTCCGGCTTGATCTCGGATTATGCGGTCATCAAGATCAAGGATTCTACCGGCACTACCTCGGAACTCAGAACCAGAGCCAAATTCTCCGACTCGAATACCAAGAGATTGGTTATCTCCGATGCTTATGACGTGAAGACCGTTTTTGGTGCCCTGCTGAACAGCGATTCTGTTCAGTTCAGGATCGAGGTCAGGAACACGTACGGATCATCCGCCAGCATATACCTTTTCTCTGTTGATGCCAGAGGTTTCGGCCAAGCGTATGCCTCTGCATTTATCGAAGACTGGAACCAAAAACCGGAGGCTGCAGGGAACCTGCTGATGCCCTTGGCGGAATATGTTTCTTCCGTACCCGACGAAGGATATGCAACTTTTGAAGAGGCCGATTTCTCTGAGACGGAAAAAACCTATTATCGGGAATATCTTCTCAATCATGGAGGGTATGATGCCTCTGATTTCTTTTGGTTTGTCGAGCGTGAGAATGGTGTGATCAAACAGGTTGACACCGAGAATCTCTATCACGTCAACTTCAACTTCCAATATCTTAGTCCGGCAGAAGCTGAAAAATATGCAAAAACCATCCCTACCATGATGATGTATTATTGCGGGGATACTGTAGTGATCGATAAGGAAAACAATCGTTTCTACGGGATGTTTGAAAATAAGGATACCTCCATCTATGGCCCATGGAGAAACATCAAGCTTACAATCCAGCTTGAGGAAAGCAAGGATACCATCGACTTCCTGATGTCATTCGTACCGTACGAGGATTAAGCGTGGAAGCTGGATAAATACCCCTGATTCCATAGCAATACGTACACCCTGACTGCAGTTCTCTCGAGCTACAGTTTTTTTTTGGGGTACGGTTTCCCGGTATTAGTCGGGAGGCTTATGCATGCAATATCTGGGAATCGATCTTGAGACATATTCATCGGTGAACCTGCTCAAGGGCGGAGTCTACCGATATTGCGAGGCAGAGGACTTCGAGATCCTCCTGTTCGGTTACAGCGTGGACGGTGGGGAGGTGAAGATCGTAGATCTCGCCCGGGGAGAGAAAATCCCCAAAAACATAATCAGTGCTATCTACGATGATGGCATCATCAAATGGGCGTTCAATGCAACCTTCGAACGCATATGTCTTTCCCGACATCTAGGACTGCCTACAGGTACTTATCTGGATCCGGCCTCATGGCGTTGCACGATGATCTGGTCGGCGTATCTGGGACTACCCCTATCACTGATGGGCGTCGGTGCAGTGCTCGGTCTTCAGAGACAGAAGCTCTCTGAGGGCAAGGATCTGATCAGATACTTCTGCACCCCATGCAATCCTACTATCACCAACGGCGGACGTACCAGGAATGAGGCTGATGATGCACCTGACAAATGGAAATTGTTCATCGAGTACAACAAGCGCGATGTCGAGGTTGAGATTGCCATCCATCAGCGCCTCTGCCGATTTCCAGTTCCCGACGCCATCTGGGATGAGTACCGCCTTGATCAAGGCATCAACGACCGGGGTGTGTTGATCGACAAGAATCTCGTGGGTAATGCAATCAGGATGGATAAACGTGCCCGAGAAGAGTTGATTGCGAGGATGAAGGATCTCACTGATTTGGAGAATCCCAACTCGGTATCCCAGGTAAAGACCTGGCTGTCAGAGAACGGTCTTGAAGTCGATTCTCTTGGCAAGAAGGATGTGAAGGCAGCTTTGCAGGATGCCCCTCGCCAGATCCAGGAAGTGCTCGAGCTCAGGCTTCAGCTTGCCAAGTCGTCGGTGAAGAAGTACCAGGCGATGGAAAACGCAGTTTGCAGCGATGGCAGGACAAGGGGCATGTTCCAGTTCTACGGGGCAAACCGTACCGGGCGGTGGGCCGGAAGACTCGTGCAAATGCAAAATCTACCCCAGAACCATCTGGAGGATCTGGAGACTGCAAGAACCTTGGTGAACAGCGGTGAGTATGAAGCGGTGCAGATGTTGTACTCCGATGTTCCCAACACATTGTCACAATTGGTCCGTACCGCATTCGTTCCCAGAAGTGGATGTCGGTTTATTGTTTCGGACTTTTCTGCAATAGAAGCAAGGGTGCTCTCTTGGCTTGCGGGGGAAACCTGGCGAATAGATGTCTTTGCGGGCAATGGCGACATCTACTGTGCATCGGCTTCACAAATGTTCAAGGTCCCTGTAGAGAAGCATGGCCAGAATGCCCATCTGAGACAGAAAGGAAAAATTGCCGAATTGGCACTCGGTTACGGCGGATCGGTAGGAGCTCTGAAGGCGATGGGCGCTCTGGATATGGGTCTTGAAGAGAATGAACTCAAGCCATTGGTGGATGTGTGGCGTCAATCCAATTCGAACATCGTCCAGCTTTGGTGGGATGTGGACAAGGTGGTTAAGGAAACGGTCAAGGATAGGATCTCGACAAACACACATGGCATCAAGTTCTCGTATGAGAGTGGCTTCCTGTTCATCACGTTGCCATCAGGCAGACGGCTTGCCTACGTGAAGCCCCGTATGGGTACCAATGATTTTGGTAACGATTGCGTAACCTATGAGGGCGTGGGAGCCACGAAGAAGTGGGAACGCATCGAAACATATGGTCCCAAGGTGGTGGAGAACATCGTACAGGCAATCAGCCGTGACATTCTCTGCTACTCGATGCAGCGACTCAAGGATTATCGGATCTGCATGCACATCCATGACGAGATCGTCATCGAGGCACCTGCTGAAGTGGAACTGAAAGATATCGAGGCTTCCATGGCGGCATCGCCATCATGGGCGAATGGATTGCTGCTCAATGCGGATGGCTTTGAGACCAAATTTTACAAGAAGGACTAAATATGAATATACGCAACAAGGAAGGATATATGGACAGGACCCCTTATGAGGCCATGAAGGCTATTGAGAAACAAGCTAGACCACACTTTGATTATCATCCCATGGTATATATCTGCTCTCCATATGCTGGAAATATCGAAGAGAATGTGTTCCATGCCCGACGTTACAGCCGCTTTGCTGTCGAGAAAGGTTATCTTCCGATAACCCCTCACCTGCTCTACCCCCAGTTTCTTGATGACGGGCTTCAAAGCGAACGCGATCTGGGCATGTTTTTCGGTATCGTGCTCATGAGCAAATGTTCGGAGGTTTGGGTGTTTGGTGAACGAATCAGTACAGGAATGCAAATTGAGATTGATAGAGCACTATATAAAAATTATCGAATAAAGTATTTTAAAAAAGATTGTACAACAATCGATAGTCATTCATAGTTAATATATAATTTAACATCAGTTAATTCAAATTTTAAATTATCTTGAGATAAAAAATTATAAGCAGTTTCCATCATCAACAAGTTGGTTTATGCACTTATAGAATTCTCAGCGGTAGTGATAGAATAGAAAGGACATGTAAAGCAGGTCTAATTCGGAAACCTCGGGAGTCGGATTCTCATGTGTAACTTGATCAATCTTTTAAAGGTATTTTTCGCTTCAGATATATTTTAAAATTCCAATTGTAAATAGGAGGTGAGTTTATGGAAATTTCTGAAAGAGTCAAACTATCAAGCATTCCGTTACAATCTATTCAGGGTAGAGAATGCAAGCCAACAGCAATGGCTTCAGGTTGTATTGTACAATATCCCAAAAACGATTATTTGTTTACCGTATTTCATGCTGTATCAAAAAATGAAGGGACATGGGCTATGTTATCCGAATGGATCTCAGGCAAAGGTACAAAATACTATACTTTAAATGGATTCACATATTTAAGGTTATCCAAGATTAATCGTGAATCGGATATAGACAATATACTTAAAAATGGGATCGGTGAAGAAATTGATTTTGCATTTACTGTAGTACCTAAAGATGTTGAAAACTTATATCAAGAAATTGGTCCTGACATGAGAATCATTAAAAGTGAGAATCGGCTAAAGTTCCATTATAACGAAATAGCAACACCGAATCAAAAAGGCTCTTATGGTTTTAGTGGGCAGATTATGCCTGAAATAATTGGAAATGTTGCTATTGCTGCTGAAAATATGGTGTACATGGGTCTTAAATACTTGAGAACTGAAGGCAATTTCCATTTTTTTGAATTGCCGTTTGAACATCCCGGTCACGAATATTTCCAAGGATGTAGCGGGGCCCCCATCATTGATAAACAAGGCAATCTTGTCTCACTTGTTTGTTCTAGTGATGAACCTGAAAATGGGAAAATCCCTAATAGGATACTTGGAATCAATCTTGAGAAATTTAAAATTGCTATTGAAATCGAGGAAGGGACGTTCTGATAATGTACCTAAACACTCCTTCAACTATAGAAAGATTTCATAGGCTAGCATTTCTAGATATAACCCATTTAATAAGGACAGTTAAAAAAAGGAAACTTCATGCCATATTTAATACCAGAAACCTATCACTTCAGTCATGAATACTGCTTTTTTCTCCATGATTTAATGGTTTGGATGGTTAAAGAAGGTGAACAAAAAAGACATTTCGATGTCAAGTTGAATCCTTCCTCAGAGGAAACTAAAGTACTACAAAAATTTCATGGCAATGAACTCTATGAATGGTTGCAAGAGAATGGGCACCAAAAAGAGGCAGACCTGCTCACCTATAAACAAATTTTCGTTGCAACATTAGCCGATTTTCTACAATTCATTTTTAATGCCTTACGTAGTTCTGAAAAGGGGCATCTTTCTGTGACCTTTTCGCTTTTAAGAAAACCTTTAAAAGAAAATCTCTTTATCCTAGAATCACTACTAAGTGAACCAAAAGAATTCCTTCAAAAATTCAATTCTTCTGTTTCGTATAATGAGGCAGCTATAGATAAGCAGAACGAAGAAACGAAAAGAAGAATTATCACTGATGTCCTGAAAAAGATTCCTTTAAGTCTAATGGAACCAGATTTCCTATATAACCTTAGGTATTCTAAAAGGGAAATTCATAGCCTAGAACGGCTGTGGCAGAAAGCAACTCATATTGTGACATCGTGTCAGCATTATCAAACCGAATCAGGAAATTTAAACTTCGTGTTCTCTGATATTAATGCAAAAAAGGAGCAATGGAGGTATCTGTATTTTATCCTCCCCCAGATGCTTTTTTATGTATTTCAAGTTTGTCGCACTATTTATGAGCAGGTAATCACTAGTGAAGTCATTTTCTCTGACGAGTCATGGGACCGAGCTCTAGTGGGTAATATGATATCAATGTATAATCTTATGCAAGATGACGAAATGGAATGCATCCAGGATCAATTACTTGATATCAAATTAAAATGTCAAATATGTGGAAAGGAAGTCTCGCTAACACAGAGCATGCAAAAACAAATTCAATTTGAGGGATCATATACATGTGTTGAAGGGCATAGAAACGAATTCTTTGAATTGCCATGAAGGTAGCTTGTCGAATCTATAGGAAATAACATCTCTTCCAGTATATAGGGTACGCTTTTTCGGTGGTAGGTAAGGAGTGTCAAATCATCATGAAAACTCTCTATCTATCTACTCAGGAGGATACGATATGCGTAACCTGCCCATAGCCTATGGCAACAGCTGCTATGCGAAAACCTGGACAAACAAGACCACGACATTCGATGAGCTCTGCACGCGATTGTCAGAAACCATACGAACCACAGAATCAGTGGAGGGATACCCAAAGCTGCTGAAAGCAGAACGCGATCGCATCAAGGACAAAGGTGGATTCGTCGGGGGACAGCTAAGGGATAACCGCAGAAAGCGGGAAACCGTAGCAAGCCGCTCCATGCTCACTCTCGATGCCGACCACGCAACACAAGAACTGATCTCCTCATTCAAGACCTCTTGCCCATACGCTGCGTGCCTTTATACCACGCACGGGCATACCCATGAAGCTCCTCGAGCACGGATCATCGTACCGATGGTCCGTGATGTCACACCCGATGAGTATATCGCGATCGCACGCTACTTCACCGATAGTCTTGGAATCGACCAATTCGATGAATGTTCCTATCGTCCGCACCAATTGATGTATTGGCCAACCACCCCATCAAACGGGGAATTCATTTTCCTTAAGACCGATGGGCAATGGCTTGATCCAGATACTTACCTTGCGTACCACCCGCATTGGAACGACTGCTCACTTCTGCCTACTTCCAGCCGGGAAAGTACAGTGCATAATGCCACGGGAAGAAATGCAGAAGACCCTCTGAAAAAACCGGGGGTGATTGGAGCTTTTTGTCGGACATACACCATCCAGGGAGCAATTGAACAATTTCTTTCAGATATCTATGAACCCTCAATTACCCCTGGCCGATATGACTATATCCCTGCCGATTCCAGTGCCGGCGTGGTGATCTATGATGAGAAATTCGCCTACTCTCATCATGCTACCGACCCCGCCTCAGGCAAACTCCTCAATGCGTTTGATCTGGTGAGGATCCATCGCTTTGGGGATGACGATCCGAAGAAATCCTTCAACACAATGGCCGAGCATGCCAGCAAGGATGAAAGGGTTAAATTGCTGATTACCCAGGAGCGCCGTGCGGAGGCTGATGCCGACTTTGCACCAGAGGGGGATTGGGAAAAACAATTGCGGTACATGCCCCGAAGCAGCCTGTTGGAGAACAGTGTATGGAACCTCAACCTGATTCTCAACAACGATCCTGATTTCACCGGCTTCGCTTTCAACGAAATGGCGGGACGCATCCAAGTCACCTCCAAGATGCCTTGGGGCAGGCCGATGGGAAACCACTTCTGGCGCGATGCTGATACGGCCCAATTGAAATCTCTCATCGACTCACGCTATCTTGCGTTCTCTGGTCGTAACCATGATGTCGCTTTTACCAAGGTCGCAGATGACCGTCGGTTCCACCCCATCCGCAATTACTTGGATTGTTTACCGCCCTGGGATGGCATTTCACGGGTCGAAGAACTGTTCATTCGTTTTCTGAAAGCCGACAACACTCCATACACGCGGGCGATAACCCGAAAAACCTTTGCTGCAGCGGTGGCCCGCGTCTACCACCCGGGAATCAAATTCGACAGCGTTCTCGTACTCGATGGCGAACAAGGAATCGGCAAGAGTACGATCGTGAAGGATCTGGTAGGTAGCGATTACTACTCAGAGTCCCTCTCCCTGACCGATGTGAATGACAAGTCGGCTGCTGAGAAGTTGCAGGGTTTCTGGATTGTGGAGATAGGCGAGCTTGCAGGAATGAAGAAGGCCGACATTGAGAAGGTCAAGGCATTCTTCTCAACCTCGGACGATCAATATCGTCCAAGTTATGGCAGGACGGTCGAAAGCCATCCCCGCCAATGTGTGATCATCGCGACGGTCAACGGAGAACATGGATACCTTCGGGATGTCACCGGGAACCGACGATACTGGATCGTCAAATCCAACCAGCCGCGTCATAAGATGACCTGGCGATGCACCGAGGAATTCCGATCACAATTCTGGGCAGAGGCCAAGTCCATCTGGGAGGCGGGGGAAAGACTCTACCTCGAAGGCGCACTTCTGTATGAGGCTGAGGATGTCCAGACTCAAGCCATGGAAACTGATGACCGCGAAGGTCTTGTCAGAAAGTATCTCGACACCTTGTTGCCTGAGAACTGGGATGCGATGGACATGTACGAACGGCGCGCATATTTCTCCGAGAGGGGCAGCGGCATGGTGGCCAAGGGAACTGTCAGACGAACGGCTGTATGCAACATGGAAATCTGGTGCGAGTGCTATGCAAATGACCCCTCTACGATCAGCAAGAACGACTCATATGGCATCACTGCCATCATGCAGAAAATCGGAGGTTGGACCAAATATTGTGGAACGAAGAATGGAACGATGTACTTCCCGATCTATGGCAAGCAGCGAGCCTTCGTTCTACAGGATGTGGAACAAGAATCAGCTCGTTCCAAGCTTGTTCCAGAGCTCGTTCCACAAGAAAACGACGAAATACCATTCTAGAATGCAGGTTTTCAAGGTTTTGGAACGATGGAACAAGAATATACCAAAAAGACTTTTTGAGGAAGAACAGAGGGAATGGGAAACATGGAGACGCCTATACGCACGCGTATAAATATATAGGAATTCTTGTTCCGGTCGTTCCGTCGTTCCATAGGGAGATTTGGAATGCTTGAGAAAGAGATCGAGATGCAGCTGCTTAAGGCTGTGAAGAAGATGGGAGGTCGGGCTGTGAAATTCATAAGCCCGGGCTTCGATGGGATGCCGGACCGATTGGTGCTGCTGCCCGATGGGCGGTGCGGCTTCGTGGAAGTGAAGGCCCCAGGCAAAAAGATGAGGGCACTCCAACGGGTAAGGCATGAAATGCTGAAGGCCCTGGGGTTCAAGGCATACGTGCTGGATGCAAAAGAGCAGATAGAGGAGATCATCAATGACATATACACCGCATGACTACCAACGGTATGCGAGCGACTTTATAGAACAGCACCCCGTGGCGGCGGTATTGCTGCAGATGGGACTTGGCAAAACAATCATCACCCTGACGGCCATATCAAACCTCCTATTCGATTCTTTCCTGGTACACAAGGTCCTGATCATCGCGCCCCTTCGGGTTGCAAGGGACACGTGGCCGGATGAGATCGGCAAGTGGGATCACCTGGAGGACCTTGTTGCATCAGTGGCCGTGGGAAGCACCGCCGAGCGCCTTTCAGCACTCGAGCGCAAGGCCGACCTGTACATCATCAACCGCGAAAACGTGCAGTGGCTGATCGAAGAGAGCACCCTGCCTTTCGACTTCGACATGGTGGTCGTCGACGAGCTCTCATCGTTCAAGAACCACCGCTCCAAGCGCTTTCGGGCTCTGATGAAACGCCGCCCGATGGTCCGCCGTATTGTAGGCCTGACCGGCACACCGGCAAGCAACGGCCTGATTGACCTCTGGGCGCAGTTCAAGCTGTTGGACAAAGGAGTAAGGCTGGGTAGGTTCATCGGAGCTTACCGTGATGCGTACTTCAAAGCCGACAAACGCAATGGACAGATCGTGTTCAGCTATAAACCCGCCCCCGGTGCGGAGGAAAGGATCTACCAGGCAATCGAAGACATCACGATCTCTATGAAGGCCCAGGACCATATCAGGATGCCCGAGCTCATGACCAATGAGTATAAGGTTACCCTCAGTGATGAGGAGCGGATGGTCTATGAGAGACTAAGGAAAGATCTGGTCCTGGATTCCTCGGGCGGACAAGTGACGGCTGCCAATGCAGCAAGCCTGTCGGGCAAACTGCTGCAACTGGCAAATGGGGCTGTGTACACCGACGACGGGGCGACGATCGGCATCCATGACCGAAAGCTTGATCTATTGGAGGACCTCATCGAAGCAGCAAACGGACAAAGTGTACTGGTGGCCTATTGGTTCAAGCACGACCTTCAGCGGATTGCGGGGAGGTTGGAGAAGCTTGGCGTGTCGTTTTCAACTCTGGATACGAGCGAAAGCATCCGGATGTGGAACCAAGGGAACCTGCCGGTCGGGTTGATCCACCCCGCATCTGCCGGGCACGGGCTGAACCTCCAAAGTGGTGGCAATTGCTTGATCTGGTTCGGCTTGACCTGGAGCCTTGAGCTGTATCAGCAGACGGTGGCGCGCCTGTGGCGTCAGGGGCAGCAGTCCGAGACTGTGGTGGTTCAGCACATCATCACCGAGAAGACCATTGATGAGCGCATCATGAAAGTCCTCTCGGGCAAGGCTCAAACCCAGGACGCCCTCATCGAAGCGGTGAAGGCCGAACTTACAGGGGGTAGCCGATGACCGAGGCAAGTATGAGACATCTGGCAGCGGCCATCGTGGAACGTGCAGTCACCGACTGGCACAAGGCGGTATCCCAGCTGGAGAGCAACCCCGATTATGTATACGCATGGGCGACCAAGGATGAGATTGAAAGGTTTTTCGAGAGCAAGTGGTTCGAACTCCTGTGCGAGATCAGCCCCGACTTCACCAAGATTCACCTACAGGAGGCAAGAGCATGAAAGCAAAGGAATATCTGTCGCAGGCATGGTATCTGGACAAACGCATCAAGACCAAGGAACGCCAGCTCGATTGGCTCAAAAGCCATGCCGTCTACGTATCCCCCAAACTCACAGAGGTGCCCAAGGCTCCGTCGATCCGTCGATCTCCCGTGGAGGAGGCGGTGGTACGGATCACCGAACTGGAAAATGAAATCAACACCAGCATTGCCCAGTTAATGAGACTGAAGACTGAAATCGCTGAAGCGATCCGAAGTGTGAACAGCATGGAGTGCGAGACGCTGCTGGAGATGCGTTACATCACCTTCCTAGGCTGGGACCAGATCGCATCCCAACTGAACTATAGCCAGGATTACATCTATCACCTGCACCGGAAGGCGCTGGCCCTGGTGAGGGTTCCTGGATCCTGATGGATTCTCCTACGAGGCTCGATAGTCTCCTATGGAGGCTCGCACCCCACCACACTACACAATCCATGCAGTCATTCAATCAGATGGAGAGCGTATTCCTTCGCTTCAAAAAGCACTTATCAGCTGCAGAAAAGGGTAAACGGCGTGAACACCCGCGTGGTGTGTGCCAATATCGAGGTGGATGATGTTGAGGATGATTGCTCGGAATTTCTTGAGTCGGGTGAGAGTTTCTTCGCCCTCCAATACCTAGGGTAACGTAGTAACGCGATTTTTTCACATATACCCATGCTATAGGAGAAAAAAAACATGAGGGTGCCACACGCCACGCCACAGGTGAAAAATGGCGGGTGGGAGTATACTTTCTTTTTTTCCCTATACGAGCTTATCAATTTTACGTTACTTACGTTACCTAGAGTTTTCTTCTTTCTAATTGCTTTCAATGATAACACATGGATAGGGTAACGTAGTGGTAGCGTAGCACCAGTTTTACGTTACCTTTTTAGGGTTTTGGGCGGTTTGAGCCCCGGTGGCGGAGTCTCTCCGGTTTTGCCTGTGGTTCGGCACGCCATTCGGATCGTCACGCCACAAGGGCTCTTCTTGGCAGGTAACGCCCGAGGGTACCGCTGGGGAGGCCTTTTACGTTACGTTCACAGCCTAAACCACACAAAACAGGGAGAAGACTCAACCGCAAGATTGATTCCATTGTGGGGACTAGGCGAGCAAGGTGCTGTGCCTTTATCACAGGGTGCATGAACTGCGCTGGAATGTTCACGATATGCATGAAACCCAATCGTTAAAATATCAGAAAATAACAGTTGTGCTCAGTTCGTCTTGTACGCTACTGTACACTCAGACAAGTCCAATCGAGAGCTCGGGAATTCCTCCCGGGCTTTCTTTTTGCCCCAAGGAGTACCCCTCATGCCCTACAAGCCCAAGCGACCGTGCAGCCACCCAGGCTGTCCACATCTCACCGACGGTTGGTACTGCGAGGAGCATGCGAAAGAGGCTGCGAGCACCTACGAACGCAACCAACGAGATCCCGGCACCCACAAGCGCTACGGATCCTCTTGGAGGAAGGCCCGGAAAACATTCCTTGAAGGGCATCCCTTCTGCGAGCTGTGCAGGAGAGAGGGACGCCTTACACGAGCGACGGTTGCCCATCATATCACTGCCACTAGATATGGTGGTACGGATGACGAGGAGAACCTCATGGCACTATGCAACAGGTGCCACTCAGCCCTCCACGGGCGCCAGAGAGACCGATGGAACGTTAAAAGGTAACTATTAGTAGCGCCAACCCTAGGGGTATCTGAATCTCTACACCATATGTAGTGTACAACGGGCAGGGGCAATCACGCGGAAAAATTGGAATTCAAACGGGGGATTGTCCCCCTCATCATACGAAGGCGGTGCGACATGGCAAAAGACGGTACCAACCGTGGCGGTGCCCGCGTCGGTGCAGGGAGGAAACCCAAGGCTCTCTCAGAGAAAATACACGAAGGCAGAGAGGCCCGCGTGGTGCAATTGCCCGAGGCTCCCGAGCTCGAGGGCGCGGACATGCCTGAGGGCAAATATTACATGACGGTCACCCAGAAGAGTGGCATCGAGCTCGATGCTGCAGAGGTCTTCCAGGAGACATGGGATTGGCTCAAGACCAGACGCTGTGAGAATTTAGTCAGCAGCCAGATCATACACCAGTACGCAATGGCAGTGGCCAGGTGGATCCAGTGCGAGATGGCCGTCAGCGAATACGGATTCCTCGCAAAGCACCCTACCACCGGTGCTGCTATTGCTTCTCCGTATGTGGCGATGAGTCGTGAATACATGAAACAAGTCAACCAGATCTGGTACCAGATCTTCCAGATTGTGAAGGAGAACAACGCCACCTCATACCAAGGAGCGAACCCTCAGGATGACCTGATGGAACGACTGCTCACCGCACGCCGGTAACGCCAAACAATCAAACAACCAAAGGAATTCAAACATGAAGAACTACCTCACATCCGAGAGTGTCTGCCAAGGACATCCCGACAAGCTGTGTGACTACATCGCCGATTCGATACTCGATGCCTGCCTGAGCAGCGATGCATATTCGCGCGTGGCCTGCGAGGTCATGGCGACCAAGGGCCGGATCATCGTCGCCGGTGAGATCACCAGCCGCACCAAGGTCAACATACGCCAAACCGTACGGACCGCCCTTGCAGAGAGTGGCTATAATCCCAAGGAATTCACCATCAGCGTGTTCTTGCACAACCAAAGTTCAGATATCGCAGGTGGTGTCGATACAGCCCTAGAGATCAGGGATTCCGAAGGTAAGGCGGATGAATTGGGAGCCGGGGACCAGGGCACGGTGTACGGGTATGCAACCGATGAGACACCCACCTGCATCCCCTTGCCTCTTGAACTTTCCCACCGCATCTGCAGCATCCTGGACAAGTGCAGGAAGAACGGAACCATCATGGGAATCCGCAGCGACGGCAAGGCACAGGTTTCGGTGGAGTACGATGATGGTATTCCCGTCAGGGTTGCCGCCGTCATCGTCTCGGTCCAGCATGAGCGTGACAAGAATCTGGACACCCTCAAGGGCGAGCTCATCGAAAAGGTGCTCGAGCCTGCCTTCATACATTTCCCCATCGATGCGCACACACGCATCCTCATCAACCCATCCGGCCGTTTCGTTGAGGGCGGACCTGGTGCCGATACCGGCCTTACAGGCCGTAAGATCATGGTGGACACCTACGGGGGTCTGGCACTCCACGGAGGGGGCGCCTTCAGCGGAAAGGATGCGACCAAGGTGGACCGAAGCGGGGCTTACATGGCACGCATGATCGCCAAGAACATCGTCTCAGCCGGCCTTGCCAAACGCTGCGGGGTAGCAATCTCGTATGCAATCGGAAAGGCCGAACCTGTCGCGGTAAATGTACACACTTTCGCTACAGGAAATATCGACGATGAGCAGCTTGCGGATGCTGTCCGCACGGTCTTCAGCCTCAAGCCGAAGGACATCATCGAGGAGTTGGGGCTGCGCAGTCCCATATACAACCTTACCTCCTGCTACGGCCATTTCGGCAACTCCCTCTTTGCATGGGAACAGGTGAGCGAACGGTATATAGAGGCGCTCAAGGGAGAACTTGATCATGACCATTGAACAGAAACACATCGATGAGTTGCTGCCTGCTGACTACAACCCGCGCAAGGACCTCAAGAGCGGCGATGCCGAGTATGAGAAGCTCAAGCGCTCCATCGAGCAGTTCGGCTATGTGGAGCCGGTGATCTGGAACAGGACCACCGGCCGGGTCGTAGGGGGCCACCAGAGGTTGAAAATCCTCAGGGACGCCGGGCATACCGAGCTCGAGTGCGTGGTCGTGGATCTCTCCGAGGACAAGGAGAAGGCCCTCAACATCGCGCTGAACAAGATCAGCGGCGAGTGGGACAAGGACAAGCTGGCCTTGCTCATCACCGATCTGCAGGGTCAGGACTTCGACGTATCGCTCACCGGCTTCGACCCGGCAGAGATCGACGACCTGTTCAAGGACTCGCTTGCCGAGGGCGTGCACGACGACGACTTCGATGTGGCCTCCGAGCTGGAGAAGCCCGCGATCACCAAAGCTGGGGACCTGTGGAAACTGGGAAGGCACCGCTTGGTATGCGGGGACAGCACCAAGGCCGAGACCTTCGATCTTCTGATGGCGGGAGCCAAGGCGAACCTGGTGGTCACCGACCCGCCCTACAACGTCAACTACGAGGGCTCAGCCGGCAAGATCAAGAACGACAATATGGCAGGCGATGCTTTTCTGCAGTTCCTGCTCGATGCCTTCACCAACACGGCAAATCATATGGCCGACGACGCTTCCATCTACGTGTTCCATGCCGATACTGAGGGACTTAACTTCCGTAAGGCCTTCAGCGAGGCGGGCTTCTACCTTTCGGGTACCTGCATCTGGAAAAAGCAGTCGCTGGTGCTCGGCCGCTCGCCCTACCAGTGGCAGCACGAGCCGGTGCTCTTCGGATGGAAGAAGAAAGGCAAGCACCTGTGGTACACCGGACGCAAGGAATCGACCATCTGGGAATTCGACAAGCCCAAGAAGAACGGCGACCACCCTACCATGAAGCCGGTGGCCCTGCTTGCCTACCCAATCATGAACTCGTCGATGAGCAACACGCTGGTGCTCGACCCGTTCGGCGGCAGCGGTAGCACTCTGGTCGCCTGTGAGCAGACCGAACGGAGCTGTGCCACCATCGAGCTGGATGAGAAGTATTGCGATGTCATCGTCAAACGCTATATCGAGCTTGTCGGATCCTCAGCCGGGGTCATCGTGCAGCGCGACGGACTGGATTACTCCTACGAGGAAGTCGCCACCGAGGGGGCACAGGATGGATGAAATCACCCTGATCACCACTCTCGCGGTATGCCTGTTCGGATCGGGAGGCATCGTGCTGTGGCTGCTCAACCGACTGGCAAAACGGAGCGACGACCGCCACGGCTATGCGAAGGACCTTAAGGAAATCAAGACCACCATCACCAAGATCCAGATGGGCTTGGTCATGGCACTGGAGAACGACAAGGTCATCTTCAAGTCGCTTAGGACCCATGAGATCAATGGAGAATCCGAGGAGCAGGAAAAGAAGATGGACGATTACTTTCTGTCGCTGCTTGGTAGCAAGGGGGAGCATACATGATCCTCAGTGCCATATTACTTGCCTTCGCCGCCTTTTTAGGCTTGGTGATGGAGCTCTACAAGAAAAGCCTTCGCCGTGACAGGGCAAGCGAGAACGAGATCAAGCTGGTCGCCCTCGCCTGCTCGGCGCTCCTGGGGTATGTGACATTCCGCATCGTTGCGGGGACCGGCATGGACGGCGGCCTGAACCCCACGCCATACCTGGTGGTCCTGTACACCATTGTGATCTACCTGCTGCAGCTTCCTGCGTGCATGGCATTCTGGAAACCACTGGTCAAAAAGTTCATGGAGAGAAAAGCCGATGAATGAAATCATGCAGATGCTGATCCTCATCATCCTGGGGTTGCTGGGGATCACACGATTGCAGGCACACAAGACCAAGGACCTGAAAAAGGATATCCAACAAGCCCAGGATATGGTGAAGAAACGAGAACAGGAATTGGAGAAGATCGATGAAGTACAGCAGAAGATCACCACCATCACCCAAGAAAAACCGCCTGAAAAGATCGAACCTCCTGAAAGCGGTGATTCTGCCGGCCGTCTTGATCGTCTCAACCGGCTGCACGAGCGTGCCAACAGGACAGGAGAATGACCCATATCGCCAGGTTCTGGTCTCGATGGCACCCGAGGCTCCGACGATCCCGGCCTTCCCCACCCTGAACTGGACATACCAGAATGGATTGTACTGCATATCGGAAACGGATGCCGACAAGCTTCTGGACTACGGGGAGAACGAACTTCCGCTTTTCGCTCACCGCTACGAGCAATACCTGCGCCAGATCGGCCTTATCCTGGATGCGTTGTCAAAACCTTAGGGTATGGGACTTGCTATTAGCGGAAACCTAGGCAATCAATGCAGCCTGACAAGGAGGGTACACCATGGATGAGATGAACAAGAAACGAATTGAGGTACTCAAACTCCAATACCCAAAGGGATGTACGGTTGAGCTGGTGCACATGGATGACGAGCAAGCCCCACCCAAGGGGACCAAGGGAGTCGTGATCCAGGTGGACGACATTGGGACCATGCACGTTGCCTGGGAGACCGGCTCGACACTGGGTGTGGTGCCGGGTGTCGACATGGTCAGGAAACCGGGTGAGGAGATCCCCCGGCATAAGATCTTCTAGTGTGCCTTTTCCACTTGAGACGGCAGGTTTCCTGAAGGTCGTCGTAAAGGGAAAGGAAATCCTCAAGGCTCATGACAAGGGTCGACGGATCCTCATCAAGTGCATTGCTGGCGGCGTCGCCCCATGAAAGGATGAAGGTCTTCCATTCCATATCGCTGGTCCTTTTTTCAAGCAACAGCGATGCCAGTTCCGTTGCCTCATCTCTTTCCAGCCTTCGGTCCTTCAATGGGCCGGAGGCATTGTATCGTGCCCCAAGCTCTCTTCTCACTCGTTTGAACGGGTTACCCGGATAGCATCTCACACCCTCAAGGAGCCGCCAGCCGTCGTTTCGTGAACGGAAGTACAGATGGTACAGCTTCTCTACGATCATCGGAGGCAGCATCGTAGGCGAGAGCAGCAGGGACGGACAAGCCGGTCCCATCAGGGCGAACAGAGGCTCGAGGTTCATCTCGAAGGCAGGAAGATCACCCAGGGCTGCCTTGCCGACCTCCATCACTCGCACTGAATGCGGGCTCAGTTCCAGGACGAGCATTTCAGCCTCATACAGGTGTTCGGTCTCTCCAAGGCCCAGCACGAAGAGCGATGGATTGACCGGGTCGATCGTACCGCAGCCCATGAGGAGCTGGAAGGTTTTCATGCTGACACTGTCCAGTGCCCTGAAAACGGGCACATCATGCATCGTGAATATCGAATTGGTGTTGCTCAAGAGGATCTCCTTGGTTGTTTCTGGTATGGAATCCGGGTTGGAAACCTCATGCATTGTCATACGGGGTCCGCAAAAAGGCAACAAAAATTCGATCCATTCATAATATAAAATTAGTGTATCTTATTTGCATATATACACTTGCTATATATCCCTCTTTGAGTGATTACTACAGTACGAAGAAAAACACACCAAAGAGAGGTAGACGGCATGGAAAAGACAACACGGTTCGGAATCGAGATAGAGATGACAGGCATCACCCGCAAGGACGCAGCAATGGCTGCCCAGACGGTCCTCGGTGGAGAGCTACTCTACGGTGGCTCCTACTACGACACCTATGAACTGAAGACCTTCGATGGCCGCACATGGAAGTTCACATACGATGGTAGCATCCGATGCGAAACCAAGCGGGGCAGGATCAAGGAGAGTGCATCTCGCCTGTACAGCGTCGAGCTGGTCAGCCCGATCCTCACCTACGAAGGTGACATCGAGAACCTGCAGGAGATCATCAGGGCGCTGCGCAAAGCCGGAGCCTTCACCAACAGCTCCTGCGGCATCCACATCCACCTTGATGGCCAGCCGCACACACCACGCTCGATCAGAAACTTCGTGAACATCATCTACGCCCGAAACGACCTCTTCTACAAGGCTCTTGGCATAGAGGCTTCACGGGCACGGTACTGCAAGAGGATGGACGAGCACCTTGTGGCGACCATGAACCGCAAAAAGCCGACCACCTTCGCCAAGATCGAGAGCATCTGGTACGAAGGCTACCGGGGAAACCGGGACGCACACTACCACGAAAGCCGCTACCATTTCTTGAACCTGCACTCTTTCTTCCACGGCCACAAGACCGTCGAGCTACGCGGTTTCAACAGCACCCTGCACGCCGGGGAGGTCAGAAGCTACATAGTCCTCGCCCTCGCGCTGAACAGACAAGCGCTCACGCAAAGCTCGGCGAGCACCAAGAAGCCCCAGGCCGAGAACGAGAAGTTCGCGATGCGCACCTACCTAAACCGCATCGGCTTCATCGGCGACGAGTTCAAAGCCTGTCGCGAGCACCTGACCAAGCGCCTCACCGGATCAGCGGCATGGAGACGGCGGGTTGCCGCCTGAAGGGGCGACGAATCTGCAAGCTGAGGGCGGGACAACCGCCCTTGGGGTGGTAGAAGACCAAGTGAAGGAGTGTAACAACGATGAAGAAAGTCTATCTGGCCTATGGAAGCAATCTGAACCTCGAACAGATGGGAGAGCGATGCCCCGATGCCGCAGTCATCGGAACAACGGTACTGCACGATTATCAGCTGTTGTTCCGGGGAGGTCGACATACTGGAGTGGCCACCATCGAGATGAAACGAGGAGCAAGGGTTCCGGTGCTCCTCTGGCAGATCACCGAGAAGTGCGAGAAGGCCTTGGACCGCTACGAGGGTCACCCCCACCTGTATCGCAAGAAGCGCCTGATGGTGAATCTGGACGGTGATGAGCTGGTGGCGATGGCCTACGTCATGAACGAAGGACCTCCGCTGGCTATGCCGGATGCATACTATTACTCGACCATCCTTGACGGTTACTACGACTGCGGCTTCGATGAGGGTATCCTCAAGCAGGCGGTTATGGAATCGATGGAGGCCGGCGATGACTGAGCAAATCAAGGAGCAGATCCTCAAGGTACGTGACAGTGGTCTGACGAACATGTTCAACACGGGGGCGGTCCAGTGGATCGCCTCCCAGATGGGACTTATGGAACTTGTCGACTACCTTGAGGGGGACAACACAAGGGAATACGCTCACTTCATACTCACCGGAGAAGGCTGACAGGAGCCTTCACAAGGTGTCATACCCGACTCTGCACCAGTAGTGTGTTTATTCATATTATTGCGCTGTAACAGGTTGCTATAGTTTCCGATTTGAGGGATATATACACCAACAAAACGGACACGGAGGCAAGAGCATGTGGAGAGAAGGAACCTTGGAGATCGGCAAGAGCGTTTTCACCTACTGCATCAAGGTGTACTGGGAGGGTTCGGAATACGGGATCGACGAGGGAAGGATCTCCAAGCTGATGCTCAAGAGGAATGGCAACGTCGTATGCAACTACGACCGCGGCTGGGACATCAGGCCTCGTGACACTGATACAAGGCAGGCCCTTGAGAGCCTGAAGAAAACATACAACTGACAACAAGTACCCACCACTTGAAGGGACCCACGCCGGGTCCTTTTTGTTTGCCCTGAGGAATGAAATAAGTTATGCCGAAACCGAAGAAATACACCCCTACATCCTTCATGGTAAAGGAATCAACCTACGACAAGACCCTAGCCGACCGTGCAGTTGGGTTCATCGAATGCCTCTGCCACACCAAGGGGGTTTGGGCGGGAAAGCCCTTCAAGCTGCTTCCCTGGCAGGAGCAGATCATCCGCGACCTGTTCGGTATCGTCAAAACCGATGGATATCGGCAGTTCAACACCGCCTACATCGAGATTCCCAAGAAAAACGGCAAGAGCGAGCTCGCCGCCGCGGTGGCACTGTTGCTGACCTGCGGAGACTTCGAGGAACGCGCCGAGGTCTACGGGTGTGCAGCCGACCGGCAGCAGGCATCGATCGTATTCGAAGTGGCAGCGGACATGGTACGCATGTGTCCCTCGCTGAATCGACGCGTGAAAATTCTCGCCGCTACCAAGCGCATCGTGTACCTGCCGACCAACAGCTTTTATCAGGTGCTGAGCGCCGAGGCTTACTCCAAGCACGGATTCAATATCCATGGGGTGGTCTTCGACGAACTGCACACCCAACCGAATAGAAAGCTCTTTGACGTGATGACCAAGGGCTCGGGCGATGCGCGTGCCCAGCCGCTTTTCTTTCTGATCACCACCGCGGGCACCGACCAGCATTCCATCTGCTACGAGCAGCACCAGAAGGCCAAGGACATCATCGAAGGTCGCAAACACGACAAGACCTTCTACCCGGTGATCTACGGTTCGGAGGAGGACGACGACTGGACCGATGCAAAGACATGGAAGAAAGCCAACCCGTCGCTTGGGCATACCATCACCCTCGAGAAGGTGAAGGCGGCCTGTGACAGCGCAAGGCAGAATCCGGGCGAGGAGAACGTGTTCCGTCAGCTCAGGCTCAACCAATGGGTCAAGCAGGCGGTGCGCTGGATGCCGATGGAGAAATGGGACCTGTGCAACTTCCCCGTCGATGCCGAGGAGCTCGAGGGCAGGGTCTGCTACGGGGGACTGGACCTCTCAAGCACCACCGATATCACTGCGTTCGTGCTCGTATTCCCTCCCAGGGATGAGAATGACAAATTCGTGATCCTCCCCTGGTTCTGGATACCCGAGGACAGCTTGGGCCTGCGTGTGAGGCGTGATCATGTTCCTTACGACGTATGGGAACGAACCGGCCACGTACAGACCACCGAAGGCAACGTGGTCCACTACGGATTCATCGAGGCCTTCATCGGCGAGCTCGGCAAGAGATACAACATCCGAGAGATCGCGTTCGACCGTTGGGGAGCGGTGCAGATGGTGCAGAACCTTGAGGGCATGGGCTACACAGTGGTGCCCTTCGGA